TCTGCATTGATCGCTTCCAGCGTCATTGCATCGCCCAGCTGCCGGGCGTAATCGTTCACGATCCGATCAACGCTGTTGCCCTCCATCCCTGAAGCCTGGACAGAAGCCCGCGCCTGTAACGCTCGGTAGGTGTACTGCTGCTGAGCAACAGCGGCCTGCATCTCTTGCTCTCCCATCGCTGCCTGAATCGCCTCAGCGTCCCGCGTGTAGGACACACCGGCTTGCACCCTGGTATCCCGAACAACTCCCGCTTGGTTGATTGCATTCATCAGCTCGACATTGCGCTGGGAATGCGCAAACGCCATCTGCTGGTTGTGATTAACCGTCTGCTGCCAATACTTATTTTGATTATTTGTGTCCTGGACCTGGGCGTTAAACCCGGCCTGCCACATCGAAAACTCATTGTTGGCGTCTTGATAAGCCGCCTGGTTTACATAGTCCTGTTTCCGCTGCGCATCCGCTGCGCTAGCGCCAAACATCCCGACGACTGTATTGAGGCCACCAACAATTAGGGCGCCTGTAAACGGATCAATAGCCATTAGGCAGCCCTCCAGAATTCACAGAACAGCGCAGCACTGGGGCCAAAGGGCCTGGGCGCAGAAACATTGAAGCCAAGAACTTCAAGCCAGCGGATGCTGCCTTTGTTCTTTGCGTAGACGTCATTTCCGATTGGCATCCCGGCAACATCTAAGCAGTGCTTTACCCATCCTCGCCCTTCTTTGCACAGCTGCAAACGTCTGCTCTTCGATGCAGCTAAATCATCGGTGCCCAGCAACCAGATTCGATCACCGACAAGCCCCGTAATTCCGACCGGCATACCAGCGTTAGTGACGATGCAACGGCATTCCTGGCTGCTTTGCCAACTCTGCAAAACCGCCTCCTGGGCTGTCTTTCTATGACTAAGCCAAACTTCTTCCACATCAGACTTGCGCAGTCGCTCACCAATCTGGAACACACGATCAATTGTTGGTTCAGCCCATTTCATTGAAGTGACCCCGCTCTCGATGTCAGGAGTGCAACCCACTCACATGTAGAGAATTTGCACGGTATCGGTCGGTCATTCAAGAGTTCAACGTAAATCCGATCGCCGCGGCCATAGATCGGAATCGTAAAAACTCCCTCATAAAATCGACTTACCTCAGAGGCGTCGGTCAATTCCGGCTTGCCTATTGCTGCATTACGAACGCCAGACACTGTTCCGTCAAAGGTATAAAAACCACTTTTGCGATGCTCAGGCATCACCTTGACTTGGAAGAAACCAGTTTCGTGATAACGAAGCTTTGCATTACGAACTTGAGTTCGCATCACGTTCCTTGCCGCCTTGCCGCCACCTACTTCTGCAATGGCCTTGAATTGCGTAAATCGATAGCGGAACTGATACGGCTCGCCTGCCACGACATCAACGCCTGTGTAGTCACCTCGGCAAGTAATTGATGTTCCGCTTTCGGTCTGGCCTAAAAACACAGGGCCAGTGGAATTAGGGTCAACCAAGTCCCACATCGTCCATATCTGAGTCAGAGCCCTTGCTTCAAACGGCAAAGTAAACGTCGTCTGATTTGTTTGGATGTCGTAAGTCGCTGCCGCAATACGGATTGGGGCAGGTGTATTGGCAGTGTTGGTGACACGTCGGTCCAACAACAGCGGGTAAGGAGCCATTGACTCTTGCTCCTCTGCCCGGTCCATGACAGACATCACTTCAAGGAAAACCTTGTCGTCGTACTGAACAAGCAGATAAAGCTTTTCTTCAACGCACAAAACTTGCAGGATTTCATCGGCGCCCGTTAGCTCGAAGTAACTCCAGCTGGATTGCGCCCGCTCTGAACCGCTGCCGCTATTGCGAAAGAAATACTTGTAAACGTATATGCGGTTCTTGTAATTGACAGGCCCTGTCCCCACATCACCTTGCTCACGTCCACTAATCGCAAACAACCCATTGCCGGTGTCGTTCACTGTCATCTTGAAGATGCCTGATGGCACATACGCAGACACGTAACCAGTCAGGTCTTGTGCATCAGCAGTCAACGCAGTGCCGGCACCACGAACACTGAACTCACGCATCTGTGTCCAGTCACCATTGTTTTGGGCAAAGATGATTCCACCGCCGGCCTGTTGCGGCCTGACATCGGTATCAACCTCAAACTGCGTCAGCACTGTTAGCTGTGCAGTCTTTGGTGTCAGTACGGTTTCAGCAGCGTTAAATCTGAACTGGTACTGAGCCGAGAACAGAATCAACTCGTCTTGATATGGCACTGCATAACGCAACACCGACACCCTGTTGTTGCTAGCAACCAGATCAATTGGATCGGTGTCCAGAATTGTCGTGACCGTTTCGGGGAAGAACTCAAAGAACTCACGGGCACGGCTCAGGATTACGTTCTCGTCAGCCAAGAACCCAAGCCGGTTTTTGTAGATGAAAACATCGTTGATAGGGAACCCAATAAAGCTTGGATCCGGCGATGTCTCGTAGTCACCAGCAGTTCGCTCACCCCAGCTAGGCAAGTCGCCAGGGATGCCTGTAACTACTGCCCCGTCAGCTGGCCCAAAGTAAAACTCGCCGTTGCTTTTGCGCACCAAAAGGTGCGGCATTGTCGATGGATCAATCTTGTATTCAACGCCAGGGCCGACTGTTTCCAGCCAGGAACCCTCGTTAAACGTGCCGTCTCTAGGAACAAATTCAACGTAATAACCATCAAAGTTGTTGCCTGGGTCTCCGCTGATGGTGACCTGATAACCAACAGGCGCGATCGTTGGCAGCTCAGTAAATGCCTGAACCTCATTCAAAATTGCTGTGATGTCGGCGTTGGCTCGTGCGTCAGACACCTCAACAGAAATTGGGTTAGAGCTTTGCAGCCACAACACTGATGACACCTGAGTGATGGTGACGCCAGATCCAGCCAGCCCTGTCGCAATGTTGGTTGCGATTTCTTCTGAGCTAATCCTGTTTTCGGTGACAGTCGTGCCAGTGCTGATAACAGGCGCCACAGGCGTCGTCACCGACACTTGGGTGCCATTGACGTTGGCCTTGTAGTCATTGCCGTAGTTGGCGGCCCTGACCCATATCAAGCATTCATGCGCTGATGGCCGCGGCGTTTCTGGCGCCACTGCCGGATCCATCGCAGTCGCCGCCGTGAGGTTGCAGACAAAGGTGTAGTCAGCAACTGTGACGGCACGGATCTGCGATCTGGCATTCACAACGCCCGACAGATAGCTGTAGCCAGAAGTTGCCGTGTTGACTGGATACTCAGTCCCATCAAGGCCATACACCTTGATGAATGAGTTGCTAATTACAGCGAGATATTCCTCGCTTTGATCTCGAAGAATTGAATGGACAAACGCATCACCAAAGCTGGTGTCGCTGACTTTTGCCAACGTCCTGGTGTGATCGCGCTTCCGCAAGCCCTCTGCGATCGATGACATCCCATTGATCTGGATGGCACCCTGCGTTGGATCTCGCTGAGAATCTGGTTGTTGTGAAACCCCCTGGATCAGATTGGGGATTGTGTAGCTGGCGAGATTAGCCAATGACTACGCCTCCATACACACCGCGGCGAAGCCCAAGCTCTGGGCTGTAAGTAGGCATCGGCCCCATGCCAGGGCCGCCGGTCAACGAGTTCGGCTGCGATTGAGTTAGCTCAACCTGCATCAACTCAGACTTGGCCGCGGCCTCATCAATTGCCGTGTAGTTAGCCAGCGAATCGCTACCCAGCATTCGAGTGGCAAACACTCGGGCGGCTCTAATCGTTGACCAGCGGTTATAGGCCTCAGGCGATTCATCCCAAGACAGCAGCCAGATCACATCTGCACAGATGGGCGCGTCGGTCGAAGCAATCTTGAAGGTGCGATTCGACTTGTCGTAGACCTTGTTTCCGCGAAGGACAAAGCGGCCGTTGTACTTGTACGGATTAACAAGCCAGGTCATTGCTGACTCTGGAACCACGATCTCCCCGGTAGTCGTATCAATGTCGAACGGGTAGTGATATTCGGTGTTCCAAGACCACCCACGGGTCTGGCCATCTTTGTGAAACTCAAGCAGCGTTTGCTGAGCAATACGCGCATCCTGGATCTGCTCATCCTCCAAAGAGTCCACCGGCTGCTCGCCGATATTCATGAGCAATGTGTTGACGGCAGCCAAGAGGGTGGTGCGCCCTGGTGTTTTTTGTTCGGCGACACCCATGTCTGGTCATCACAAGTGATGAGTACATGGTATTAGAGGTCAAAAAAAAGGGCCAGGCCCATACAGCCTGACCCCCTCGCTCCCCTTCAGGGTATAGCGCCGTTCTTAGACAGAGATGTCAACAGCACATTCGGAACGCAACACACCCATGCCGATGGATTGGCGAGCAACCATCAGTGTGGATTGGTGAGAAACATTCCAGTCACCGCCAGTTACCTGCAGTGCAGGTGACAGCAGTGTCAGAACGCCACAGCAATCGCGGTGGAACACAAGTCCCTTGCAATTGGTGAGGTTCTGGGCGTACTCAGCATTGTTGTCACCAGCAACCAGGCTGTAGTCCGGCTGGGTTACATGGTTGCAGGAGTACAGAGGAATGCCTGCAACTTCCAGTGTTCTACCAGCAGCAATAGTGCCGTTAGATCCACCGCCACCGTTGAAGTCGGTGTTAATAGCACGCGACGACATCGTGATTGCGTAATAATCTTCAGGACCGAATACGGCGTAAAGATTGTCAGTTGGAACGTCCTTACGTTCCATGGCAATGCGTGCATCAAAGATGGCATTTACCAAAGCGTCACCCTTCTCTTGTCGAGTAGCGCTGCCGCCGGTGTAGTCAGCACCAAGTGTCACGGTAGCGCCGATACGACCAGCGTTCTCGGTCTTTGCGAGAGGCTCAGTCGTGTTCTTTGCAGCCGCATAAATGATACGTGCTACGCGCTTGTCGTACTCGTATGCGAGTGCACGCCCCAATTCACGCGTTATCTCCTGGCGTGCTGGCCAGTAGGCCATGAGTTCATCGACCTCTGCGATTGCTGCGTCGGCAATCATCAAACTATCGAGCGTTAAGATGCGCTCATTCAGATCAGAAGGATCGTTGGTTGAACCATTGATCTCAGTGCCAGGCTGATGATATGCAGCCTGCTGCTTGCCTGTGATTGGGAAGGCAATAGATTTGCCTCCTCGGATGTTTCTTTCCTTAGTTTTTCCTTTGAAGACGCAATACTCTTCAAAAGCAGAAAGAACTTCAGCACTGCCTAACTTGAGGAACAGTGCTTTGTAGCCATCCTGTTGACTAGCACCAGCGGCCCAAGCGCCACCGGTGCCCTTAATTTGACCTACTCGTTTGAGATCAGCGTCAGCCATGAGTTTGAAAGTTGAGGTTTGCGTAGGGTTCGCAGCCTTTCAATCATCACGGTTGTCCCCGCAGGGGCCGATCAGTTGCAGTGGTGCAGAGTATCCCTGCCTCCAAAGTTAGAACACATCGCTGTTATTGAGTAGCTCCGCAAACTTGCGCTGATACTCAGTGTCAACGTCATACAACTTTCGGCCGCGTGAATCACGCTTGTTCATCGCTTCCATTACTTCTGACCTGCTGTTGAATTTGCGAGGTTCAGAGACAGGAGCCTGGCCACGAATCAAACGCGGCTCTGTTGTTTGACCGCCAACGGACTTGGATTGCAACGCTTTTAAAGCCCAGCGAATTGCATCTTTGTTGCCGCTATCGACAACAGCGTTGTAATCCGCCAGCTCACCCTGATCCAAGTTTTCTTTTGCCCAGCTACTCAAACCGGCAAATGCTTCAGCACCACCAACTGATTCCATGAGCTGTGCCTCGTCAGCACCAGACAACCCAGCAGGCTCACCGCCAACAGGTGCCTGCGCACGCGACACATAGTTCTCAACAACAGCTGTCGGCACACCAATCGCTTTGGCCAAACCCTCGTAGTGAGCACTGATGTCTTGACCGTTGTCGGCCTTCCACATCAGATCAGCCAGGTTCATGCCTGCGCCGTTTACGGCTTCAGTGATCTCCTCGCCGTAGAACTCAGCAGCCTGCTCAGGCGTATAAGACTGCGCTTCCTGCTGTTGCTGCTGGGGCTCGTTGCCGCCCTGGCCCATTCGTTTCTCAAGCTCCTGGTAAGCCTGCAAAAGGTCTTGCTCAGTTTTGAACTTGCCGCCAATTAGTTGCTCAGCGGACTCCTCCGCTGGCGCCTCTTGACCAAGAAATTCGTTTACTAGGTCTTCCTGGCCAGGGGCGACTAATCCCTCAGCGCCCTCAAATTGAGGATCAGTGACGACCGGTACGGCCGCTTGTGGTGCTAAATCAGCCATTTGGTTGTTGC